TCTGCGTCTACAAAAATCGGCTGACTCTTGTCCACATACACACACAAGGTGTTGAACTCCAAGAACTCCCTGGCCTCTTCATGGGTCATGCCGTCACGGTCTACGAAAACCTTGATGCATTTCTGGACACTGTATACCAGCCTGTCCTCTTGAACGGCCATGTCATATGTCTTACCGATCACCGCATCGTCTAACCCATTAGCTTTTAGCATCACATCCCCCCATAATAAAGACAGGCGATCATCACATAAATCAACACTACCAGCACAACCGCATCTTGATTCCTGACTCCTATTTTTCTACGCATAACTCTCTCCCTTAAAGTTCTCTATCGTCTTTTACCTTCAATACCATCTCGACTAATCCGATCACTACCAGCCAGCCGATAGCGTATATCAGGAAGACGATGACGGCGAGGTCGTCCTGTCCATAGGGACCGTTCATGGTCAGAGGCATCAGGACGCTCCGAATAACGAATGATTCGGCTCACTTCTGTCCAGCATCCAGACCCGAACCCCCCTAAGACCACCTTCCTTTACCTGACGTTGCGAAACCCTGAACTGACCGTCGAGGCCACGGCGTTCCAACCATACCCTACCGCAGTTGTACACAGTGTTGGCAATACGACGATGGTCCCCAGCGTGCGTGGACACGAAAAAAGAATCTCCCGACTTCATGTCTTCCCACGGATACATAGGCTGACCCCCACTTCCATGGTTCGACTGCGAAATGCCCGAATCAATCTCAAAGCTGTTGTCACTCATTTTCTTTGTCATCTTCTTTACCTTCCGTGTCTTGTGGTGTGATTCGCGTCAACTTCTTTAGTCGCCGCTGTGATGCTTCCTTTATTTCGATCTGGAGCCAGTTCATCTCTGTACCGATAGACTCCACTTCGTAAAGTCCCTGGTTCGCGTGTAAGGTGTTTATCAGGTTTCTCACCCTGATCCTTATTATCTCACTACGAATGTTGTTAAAGTTTGTCAGTGTTGTCCTATCCATTTCTACCTCCAAGCGGTTGTGGTGTATCCTATAGTGACCAATGCAACCCAATAGAACACAACTAGACCATTTACGCAATGGAGTGGCAACCGCGCCTGTACCCATGCGGTATTTTTTGCGACATATATATATATAGGCTCGCTGTCAGGTGTTATATCGAGAGGAATTGCCAGTTGCATTGGTCACTTTTTTTGAGTAGCTTTCTCCTCGCCGCTAAACCTTTGCGGCATTCTTGGTAGACAATGGAGCTAGAATGCACGAACGGTCCCCACACCGTAACGACTGGGCGATAAAGTCCTTACGGTCAGCAATCGACCGCGATGGCCGTGGAGTTAAACGGTACGCTCGCGAAGTCCTAGTTAGGCCGCCGACGACTATATATAGGTGGCTGGCTGGACACCGCCCTATTCCAAGATGCGTCCGCGAATTCTTAGTCGGAGATTTCCGCATTCTAGCGTCGCCAATTTCCAAAGACACCACAACAGGAGAAGAGAAGCATGAGCAAGAAGAGTGATGAACAGGCGAAGGAAATAATAGCCGCCGCCTCAATTACGCATTCTGAGATATGGAAGAAGATGTCCACGATTGACGTAACCGAATACACGAAGAGCAGGGGCGTCGGAAAGCGCACGCTCAGTTGGATACCTTGGTCAGACTGCCTAGCTATTCTACAGGCACATTACCCAGAATTCGAGTATCACTTCACCCCAGTCCAGCTTTACCCCGATGGGTCGGCAGAAGTTGGCTGTACGGTTTCAATCGGAGCGGTTTCGCGCACAGTGGACTTGCCTGTCATGGACAACCGATTTGATGCAATCGTAGCAGGTCCAGATTCTAGCCCAAGCAGTCGTGACATAAACGATGGACGCTGGAGAGCTTTCGTCAAATGTGTCGCGGTACTTACTGGGCTTGGGTTCCAGCTTTACCGTGATGGGAAGGGTGTACCAGTCCCAGTGAGAATCACGCACGTTAAGCCGTCCAAGGCGCCCAAGCCGCTGACAACAGCGCAGAAGAAGAAGCAAGCTGAAGCAGAGGCAAAACTCAAAGAAGCAGAGGAGGAGGCGGTCCAGCGGTTGGTACTAAAGGCAGATAAGATTCTGGCCGAACGCGTTGAATTGCTTGAGGGCCTCTTAAGCGCCTGTGAGGAACATGGAGGAGTTGATGAGAAGGTTCTCAACTTGGGACGCAAACTTATCGAAGCAGGTGGTCCCCTTGATCGGGTAGAAAAGGGCATCAAGCACCTAGAGGGGGTAATTGGGCGTGTCTAATTACGAGAAGAGGGATCGCGATATGTGGGACAAGCTCCACGCAGGGCGCCGACGAACTTGTATGGACGAACAAGACGCTCCAAAGCCATTGGCCGACTTAGATGCCGACCCAAGCCAAACCAATATCTTTTCCGACGCGCCACTAGTGAGAAATTCCGACCGCGAATACGCCCAAGAGGCGGCAGGGTCGATTTCACTGAAGCGGGGAAAGATTCAAGCCGCAGTCATTGACGCCTTTAGGCAAGATGGAGACATGACCGCGCATCAAGCAGAGCGACTGCCAGAGTTCGAACACTACAGGTCCAGCACCATTAGAAAGCGGATCTCAGAACTTTTAGGCGTTGGGATACTTGAGTACGTCGAAGGTGCTACGGAGGCCACTTACCACTTGGTCGAAGAGCGCATTGAAAACCCGTTGCCCAGAGTGCAGCACGAACGCTGCCCGACGTGCCAACGGCCACTGTAAACACACAACAACCCACTGTCACACAACACGGAGAATACATTATGCCATCAGGAGAATCAGAAAAAGAATTCCCAAACGGACTTTACGTTCAGGCACCTCGCCCTGGCGCCCCCAGTTTCATCAAGGGAAGAATCAGCATCCAGGTCGACACATTCTTGGAGTATCTTGCCAAGAAAACAGAGTCTGGCGAAGAGTGGCTACGCATTGATGTGAAAGAAGGATTCAAGGAAGACGAAGAGGGCAACCTAAAGTGGTACGCTCAAGTCGATACATGGAAGCCAAGCTCACAACAGTCAGCACCCACGAAGGGGGACGCCGATGTCGACCCCTTCTAACCTGCAGAAAACTGTTGAGCAACTCCTGCCCCAGCTTAGTGCTGAGATCGGGGAAACTCAAGACGAGCTTCGTCGTGCGAACAAGCGGCTAGGCCGCGTCCCCGACGCATTACTCCAGAACGGAAGCAAGGCCGCCCTCAATAGCGCGAGGGCGGCCCTCGACCAAGCCAACGATCACATTCTGATCTGCCTTCAAAAGCTCTATGAGCAGTACCCACCAAAAGAAGGCGCGTCGGACTATGGCACGAAAGATTAAGGGCGAAGCCAAGGTATCCTTAGAAATTCGCAAATTCTTGCAGATGTTCGGATGCTCAGTCTATAGTACCGAACAGGGCTATCGGCGAGAAAAGGGGGGAACGAGACAGACCCCAGGGATTCCAGACTTGTTGGTCTTTAATGCCGCGAAGTCCAAGGTTCCCTTCTTCTTTATCGAAGTAAAGGGTCCGAAGGGCAAACTTCGTGAAAGCCAGGTCGAATTCCAGTTGGAATGTGAACGCACTGGTGTTCCGCACTTAGTAGCCTACAATGTTCGTGATGTGTACGACTTCCTTGAGTCTCGCGGCGACATTGTAAGCGCATGAGTACCAGTGGATTTATCCTGCTCTCGCGTGATTTACTTGACAACGACTTGTGGCGTATGAATTCCGACCTAGTTCGGCTTTTCGTCTACCTGTTGATCAGAGCTAACTACGGGAACAAAGAGTATACTTATTCTCGCGGCTCCGTTGAGATCACGGTCAGGAAGGGAGAATTCCTGCGCTCGCTGAGAAAAATCAGTGAGGACTGCGCGTACACTGGTAACAACAAGCTCATCTCTTGGTCCACTAGTCGTATCGCAGGGATGCTAAAAACCCTAGAAGACGACGGACGTATTGAGATAGTGTCAAATTCTTCGTCGCTTGGAACACATCTCAGGATAGTGAATTACAAGGAGTACCAAGACTTTTCAAGCTATAAGAAGAAGGAGCTTAGAACAGATCCAGAACAGATCCAGCACAAAAGTAAAGCAGTAAAAGCAATAAAAACAAACAAGACCAACAACCCCCACGCGAATGCGCTGTGGGATGTTTGGCTTGAGGTTCTTTCGCCACAACCTCCCCACCCTCGTTTAACTGAGAAGAGAAAGGGTGTGCTAACTGCCCTGTACGACGAACAGTTAAACAAGAACGGAACCGACCCGTTGGTTCTGTTCAGGGCTGTACTGAAACAGGTGAAGGCCAGCCCTCACCACATGGCGACGAGGGCTTATCAGCTTCCAGAGAGTTTGTTTCGGAGTGAGGAAAGAAGGGAAAGTTGGACTCATCGCGCCTTGGTAAAGACTAAGGCCACACCACACACCCCGACCGTTAGTCGGAATTGGAGCGTAGAACAATGACACATGACAGTAAGTTATTATTTAACCAGAGCGCCGAAGAGTACCACAGCCAGGCTGGTGCTTCTGCATCTCGCCTGAACAAACTGAACCGCTCGCCAGCGCATCTTAAACATTCTTTGGACCACCCCGATGAGCCAACGAGAGCTATGATTATTGGTAGTGCTGTTCATAGCGCCGTCTTGGAGCCAGAGCTTTTTTCGGGAGAGTGGGGCAGGATACCCGAAGGGCATGGAGCTTCAAAGGCCGTGAAGGAAGCAAAGGCTGAGTTGGCCGAACAGTTTCCACCCGACCAAATTCTGAAGGCTTCCGATTATGATATGATTATAACAATGCGTGACAGCGTGCTGGGGAATCCTGTGGCGGCAAGTCTCTTGGAAGCCTCTAACGCGGAAGTCAGTAGCTATTGGACCGATCCGAAGACTGGGATTCCATGCAAGGCGCGCATAGATGCAATGCCGTTTGCTGACTCCGAGTGGGGATCATGTTTGGTGGACGTTAAGACCACAGTTAATGCCAGTCCGAAGGAGTTTCAACGCAGCGTGTTCAACTTTGGATACATGAGACAAGCGTCGCATTATTTGTCCGCGACCCAACACATGGAAACAGGGGAGCAAACACACCGCAACAGGTTTATATTCATTTGTGTGGAAAAGTCGCCTCCATACTGCACAGCCATGTACGAGCTAGATCCCGATGCACTCGCTTTGGGTAAGGCTGATGTTGAGCGTTTACTGGGAGTTTGGGCTGACTGTGAAAGTAGCGACGAATGGCCTTCTTACCCCACGGAAGTGCAAGAGCTTTCGCTGCCAGCGTGGGCGTACACACGATGAGGGATATATTCTCAGACGACTTCTTGGGCGATTGGGCTGAAGGCCAGCTTCGGGAAGTCACGGCAATTCCAACACACCTGCCCACTCTCAACAAAATCATGCGCGACGACGGAGGTGGGCGAGGAATCGCAAAGACTTCGGGGTGGCTTATGGTCGTGGGCGGTTCTCCAGGGTTTGGCAAGTCGGCATTTGTTTTGAACCTTGCGAGCGCAGCGCTCGACGCATCCCCACCAGAGCCAGTTTCCTTTATCAGCCTGGAAATGTCCTCTACACAACTAGCCACACGTTTGTACTCTCTTCATTCTGGGACAGCGCTTCGTCTGCTGGAAAAGGGTTCGTTCTGTGGACTCTCTTGGAATAAGACCCAACAACACTTTGCGGACCTTCCTCCTGTCTGGGTGCCAGATAGTATCGTCACTGGCTGGGAACACGTCATGCAATATGTGAAGAAGTGCCACGCGGCTGGATGTCGATACTTCATTCTCGACCACCTTCAGTGCGTAGTGTTGGGTGACGACGAGATGCTTCACCGTGGGATTCAACGCGTTATCAGTGAGTTGAGGGCTTGGGCAGTCAAGTCGAAAAGCGCCATCATTATTTGTTCTCAGTTCAACAGGGCGACCAGTTCTATTCAAGAGACACCACGCAGTAGCGGCCTCTTCGGGGGCCACTCCATAGAGAGCCATGCAGACGTGATCTGCCTGTTGGACCACTCGCGCTACAGGAGGGAGGGTAACAAGGCGAAAACGTGGGTTTGTGTAACAAAGAATAGGCACGGCCCCTGCCTTGAGATCCCTGTCGAATGGGATTACAAAACTCTAGCTCAACGAGAGGCAGATCCAGATGAAGAGGACCTGTGGCCGACATGAGCAACCGTTCTTATCGGAGGGTTCGGGCGCTCTTGTCCGCGCTCGACTTGCTCCCCTTAGAGGAATGCACCCAAGACGCAGATGAGTGGAGAAGGGAAATCGCGGACACTATCCGAGAACTTGATAGTGGCCTCAGATTACCTGACAACGACTCTCTACGCTTTGATCGAGAAGGAAACCGCGTGTCGGAAGAGAGGCTCGCGGCGAGATTGGAAGAACTTATAAACTCTTGGCCTAGCTGGGAGAAGGAGAGGAAGAAACTTGGCTGGAAAAAAACTTACAAAAAGCGCAGGAAAACGGCTTGATGCCTACGGAGAAGAAAAGGTCTTTGAGCTTTACTTGAAATACCGTGATGTGCGAACCCTGTTGAGGAACTTGCCTCCACGGGTCGGGACAATGTCGACTGGTCCATTCTACGAGTGGTTAAAAGCTGACATCACCCAGGGGCGCTGGAACCGATGGCAAGACGTGAAGCAAATTATCGCATCTGATTTAGTTGAAGAGGGGTTGAGGATTGTAGACGGCGCAGATGACGGGACTGTTCCCGCCGCACGTCTTAGGTCTGAGTACCGCAGATGGATCGCCGAAAGATATGACCGCGCCTCTTACGGAAGGCCCGACAGCACGACAGTTATTGGCGTGTCCATAGGCGACGACTTCCTTGCTGGACTCAAGGCCGTAGAGGCCAAGGCGAAAGCAAAAAGAGAGAGGGAAATAGCCGTCGAAGTTCAGTGCGAAGCGCCAGGTGAAAAAGCTGATTGACCACCACGCGTACCGCCGTGTAGCCCTAGCGGTGATATGGAGGGCGGCCGACGATATGCGCCGCAAGGGGACACACATTCCGAGAGAATGGCTAGACGCAACGGTGTTCCTGGCATCGAAGGCAGCCCTCCGTTGGCTGGATGCCGCCCAACTGGAACCCGTTCCGACGTTGCTTGCGCTAAGATGGGCTTTTTATGCGGAAAAACTATTAACCGATCCAAGTATTCGGATGTCCGAAGAAGAGCGGGCGCTCCTGGTGGGGGGCGTCATACTCTTGAACGGGTGACAGTGCGTTATTGTTTAATTATACGGGAGAAGAGGAAAAGTGAGTGAACGAAAATATACTGTAATTGAGACAGATATAGATGGATACAAAAGATCCTACGAGTTAACACAGGCGGAGATTCTCGAAAAGATGAACAAGGAGGTGAGCGTTTATTACCTTAAAAACGAGGATTGGCGATACGGCTGGAATGAACACATGGAGTGCGACTGGCAGTCAATTCCAGAACTTATCGGAGACAACATTGTCGGACGTTCTATAAGAGAAAAGAGGGCGATGAAGTTGTTTAAAGAAATGAAGGAGGAAATGGCCGATGACTTGGCTAAATTAGTGAAGGAGCAAGACTTTGCTAGGAGGCAGATACAACATTATGAGGCACAGATGGTTGAGTTTGAAATTCTCACTCGACACTCCCAACAATAGGCTTAAAAAGGGGGTTTTTCGCCTACCCTAGCCCCCACCTGACCCCGACGAAGTGCCTTAGAACGCATCCTAGAGGGTCGTTTTTTGGGAAATTCTGGGAAATTTCTTAAATACTGGATTTTGGGGTCATTCCGTAATCAATGCTCCCGCGGCGAATCCCACGGCTGCCAGCCACCAATCAGCTTTAATTCTTAGGCCCAAACTTGGTTGGATAGATGAACGCAGGGCTTCAATCTCTATTGTCATAATAGAAGACCGCTCTTCCTGTTCTGCGATCACCGACCGTAGACTTAACACAAGCTCACTGGACTGTGTCGCCCTCATTCGTTCGGCTGCTGTAAGACTGCGCTCCACTCCTATTACTTCCTCTAACGATGCAATCTGAATTTCGTAACTTTCAACTACTTGATCTAGTTCTATAACCTGACGCGCATCTAGGCTGATTCTGAGACTAGCCACGGTGGCCTCTGAGCGCTCTCGCGCCTGTTCCCGACTCAGGACTAACCTTGCGACCTCTTCTTCGGCTTCGCGCCTCTGAACCGCGACTACCGAGTCGGCTGCTTCTAGTGCCTTCGTCAAAGAATCGGCACGCCAAACGACCGAATCAAGAACCGCCCGCTGCTCTTCTAGTCGGGATTCCGCATCATCCGCTATTCCGCGATAGTAACTTGCCTGAGTGGCCCCCCGAATACCGACAGCCAGCATACCCACTAGCGGTAGCACAATCCAAAACCAGGAGGGGACCAAGGAAAGTCTGAGGCCGTTATTCACTAGACCCCCAGCGGGCTGGCGACAACCTGCCGAGCTTGCCGCGTATGTCGATATGTGTAAACGCCTTGTAGCGCCCCACTCCAAGATTTCCAGATTCGGAATGGGCCTCAAGCCATGTGGCTACTTCGTCTGTGGTCCAGCCTATTTTTGTAATGTCAGCAGCGCCGCACGTTTTGTGCATAGACCTCGCGACGCCACCAATGCTGTAGTTGTAAAGCCTGTCTCTGTACCATGAATTGACAAGGACGGGACCAAAAGGGTCAGCCTCTCTTAGCTCACAAAGCAACTCACATAGCATGAGCGCGTTAGGTATCAGTTCTAGGCTGGGAGCTTTGAGTGCGACTTTCCATCTAGGCTTGTGCGTACGGTCAGAGATTGCAAAGGCTTCGCGCCCAACATCAGCAATTTCTAGGGGATGGAAGTGTGCTATCCCCTTGGCGTAAAGTGCCTCCCCACATACTGCGACCCACTCACCTTTCGTCATCACGAAACCCAGGCGAGCTATCTAATACGTCTGGCCGCTTGGGTTCACGGGCTAGTGACGCGCCGATCCCACTTACTACCGCACCGATCTGCGGCCCCAAATACTGCGCGATCCTGGGACCAGCAGCCCACATTAGTAGCCCAGTAAAAATTGTACCCAAGAGGGCGTAGGCCGCGTTCGGGACGGTTGCCCAGAGAATTGAGTCAAAGGCTATCAAGATGCCCGTAAATATGAGGCAGCACACCAACAACAACCTCGCTGCGGAGAGCTTTCCTTTTTCGTCTAATAAGATTTGTTTTATCATCCAACACACCACAGTAAGTTATTATTTAATTATCGGTATCGTCGCTCGCCTTGTAATGTCGCTGAGAAGTCTGCCGTTGGGTATCCTTGAGGCAGCATAGCACCGCCCGCAGCTACGCCGCGCTCCCCAAGCAGCCCTGTCACTTTTTTGCGCTCTGTCCGCTTGACGGTTTCTGCCATATCCAAGAGGCCACGCGACTCTTTTTGTCGTAAGCGTCTTGCGAGATTCTGTGCATATTTTCGTTGCGCCCCAGCGCCGTAGATCATCGACATGATGCCCGTCCTTCCCATCGCACCAAACTGACCAGCCAGCCCATACAAGCCAGCAGTCGCGGGGACGGCACCAGAGACTTCTGCCGTTTCTTTCGTTACATCGGTCCCCTTGGCATTATCTACCCGTTTGTTCGTTTTCGCCTGAGAAGACCGTGACCTCAAGTTGGCTTTAGCTTGATCAAGTATCTTTTTCTGCGCCTCTTTTTGGGCCTTAGTAGTTCCCCTCACTGATGCGAATGGTGCGTCTACACCATCAAACAGCATTCTAAACTGCCTTTCTACGAAATCAGTCGCAGCCGCGCCGCTTGTGTCGCCAGGCATCATACCCGCTGCATCGTCTGCTATCTTATCCAATCGGCCTTGCCTGAACTCTGCTTGAATGGCGTCCTTCTGCTCCTTTGTGAAGCCCGCGCCTTTGTCTTTAGAGGTTACCCACGCATTATCGTGGGCATTCTTCAAGTCTGCTTGATTGGCGTAATTCTCTGTACCTTTTTGGTACGAATCCAGCTTACGGCTCTTAACTCTAAAGTTACCGCGTGCGGCCTCATATTTCTTAGAATGCTTAGAAATAGCTCCATCTACTTCATCGGCTAAGTCCCTCATAGCATTTGCCAGATCCCAGTCATCTGACTTGGCTGCGGTAGATTCAGCCTTCTTCAAGGCCCTCCTGAACTTGTCCATATCTTCGGGACCATTGCCCAGGGGATCATCTAAGAGTTTCTTGAGATTTCGAGCGGTCCCCCTTGGACCCTTTCCCCCACGAATCCTTTTCTTTATTGTCGCTGCCACTGACTTACTCTTAAAGGCTTCTTCTATTATATCGAAAAGCATTGGTTCCGCATCAACCATTCTGTTTATATCTGACATAACTGACTGGTAGCCAGACCTTGTACCCGACCTGGGGCTTCCTGGCAGCCCAGTAGGATCTGCCAGGATGTCATCCCAGTCATCGACAGCTTTGTAGAAGTCTGCGTAGTCTTGTGAGGCTTGCTGCTTCCGAACAACTTCTAGCGCTTCTAGATTCTTCTTGGCACTTCCGACAGATTTTGTATTTGCGGCACGGGACAGGTCTTCCAAGGAGCCACTAAGGGGAACCGAACGACTTCCCGAATCCAAGAGACTCTTTAATGGAGCTACCTCATCGCCACCAAATTTACTGATAGCCGCAGTAGTTTCTGCAAAATCGTCAGTTGCATCACCCAATAACCTCGAAACATTTCCAGGCTGTGCTTCTCGTTGGGCCGCTTCATCCGCCCTTGCTAATAGGCCAGCAACAATCGGGGAATCGCCAGATTCTCCAATGTCTTTTAATGCTTTCCTGGCAGCTTCTTTCTCTAGTTTTGTATAAAATTTTCCTGTAGCTGGATTCTTTGCCTTTGATCCACTAGCTACGATAGCTTGCATCCTTGCGACAAAACTCTCACCCCCTTGGATAAATTTTTCTGGGGCTTCTCGCATTAACGATTCTGCTAACATCTGATCTGTTTTCGCTTGGCGACTCTTTAATCCTCTTGCGCCACCAGACTGACCGCGCCAAACATCTTTACTGAAGTCTTTAATTTTACGGGTTGCTGCTACACCACCTACCATCAAGGGGGCGGCTATACCTCCTACAGCACCGCCAACCAGCCCACTTATTGCTCGTTCTTTTAGGCTGTCTTCTCCTACGCCCACTCCGTACAGGGCGCCTTCACTAGCACCTACGCCAGCAGCACTAAGCGCACGGGTTCCAGCGCCGCCTCCTGTACCTCCTACCTGTGCTGCTCGCGTTTGCTGTGCGACGCGCTGTCCCCTCCCAAGCCCAGGAACCTTTCCAAGTATTCCTGACGGCTTTCCACCTAGACCTACCACTTTTGGCAAGACTCTTGCACCCAATGCTCTGGCTCCTCCAGCCAGTCCAAACCCTGTCGCTATACCACCTAGTGCTTCGGCTCCAAGTGCTTTTAGTGGGTTCTGCTCGCGGTAAGCGTGTAGCTTCTCGCGTTCGCCCTCAACGCCTTCTTTGTAACCAGCCTTAAATCCTTTTGGACCGCCAGGGGCTAACCCCTTGAGAAGCCCAGCCACCTCGTCGGAAAATCCGAAACTCGCACCCTGTGCTGCCGTGCGGAGAAATCCGTGAGGAACTGACGCTCCAGAACCTTGGGTTCCACGTTTTTGTGCCGCAGTCTGAGGAGCCTCTTTCTTGCGCCACTTTGGGTTGCCGCCTTCGTCATACTTGACCAATTCCCATAATTGGCCGCTCGTATCTCTACGGGTATCCCCTATCGCAAGTTGTTGCTGACTAGTATCGCTGGGGCTTCGGCTGGCCTCTTGTCTTTCCCTGATTCTCTGGGCGGTATCAGTTTCCCTTGGCATCACCCTCCTCCTGGGTTCACTAAGCTATTAGCAGAATCTCTTTGCCGCCGTAGCGTCTCGTTCATCCCCACCTCATCAAGCTCCGCATTCCGTTCTCTGGTTTCCTGGTTTACCGACTCGATGCTCGTATCTGTCAGACCAAAGTTTATGTCTTCGGAATCTACCAACCGATCAGCCGTATCTTTCATTTGGATCAACCTCCCTGCATCAACTTGCCAGTAATCCCAATCTTGAATACCATTTTCCTCCAATCTCAAGACATTCACGTTATGGTCTTCCATTTCGCTGACTTGTCTCTCAACCGCAGTGCCTAGAATATCCCGCAAGGCAACCTGTAGCTCTTTCAAGGTGCCAGCAGCCCGCAACGCTTGTTCCATCTCTTTCTCACTTATTGCACCCTTGAAGTTTGAAAGATTCCCTATACCAAGTTTTAGTAAGATATTATCTAGTTCTTCTGTAGTAGCCGCCCTATCGCTACCCCAGAACCTCGCTACACCTGTTTGGAGGTCTGAAAGAACACCTACAAACGGCTCTCCCTTATCTGGATCTGCTGCCCATTCTTCAACTGTTCTATCTAGGATGTCAATCGCCTTCTCATAGTCCTGCAATCCATAGAATTGTGGAACTAATGCGTGGTACGAGTCTTGAATGCTTGAGAACATATCCTCAATTCCCGAAAGGTTTGCTTCCTTTATTTGTTGGTCAAGTTGCTCTCGACTTAAATCAATCCGAGCAGAACCGATTGGGCCTTCTCCTAGCCTATCGCCTTCTGGTGCGTCCAGGTTGATGATATGGCCTTGGCCCCTACCATCTGTGAAGATGTGCATACCGCTAGGCCGCTGAAGGATTCTATCTGTAGCCTCTTTGTTATTGCCAATCAACTTGGCATCCTCTTCAGACAACTCTGGGCGTATTTCTTGTAAGGCCGCAGCCCTTGAAGCAGCACCCTTTTCGCTTTCATTGAAGTTCAGCAACCATGCGTGACGTTCTGTCGGATTCAGCGCCTTAATCAACTCATATTCATTTGCGTCCGTTATATACTGACCGCCAAGCAGATCAAACGCCTCACTCAATCTGGATTCGTCCGCATACGTTTCTGCCATAGTCACCGCGTCTTTATAGTCGCCAGTTGCTATAATGGCCTTAATCGCAGCTTGCTCTTCCTTCGATCTGCCTTCCATTAAAAATTCTGTAGACTCAATCGCTATTTTCCTGTCGGCTGCATCTTGCGCCCTGTCGTCTTGAATCCTTCGGTCTTCTTTGATGGCTTGATGTTTTGCTAGTCCCGCTTCTAGCCCAAAACCAAGGGAGGAAAATGGGTCCGTGATGGCATTTCCTTGTGCATCGCGTCCCTTCATCATTGCAGCACCAGCGGTCATCAAGCTCTGGCCCATACCTGGGCGCTTGAAGAATCCGCCAACCTTACCCAGTATATTCTGTGGGCCTTCTTCGGCTACAGCGGGGAGGTTGTCCACTGCTGACTGTTCCCCTCCAATCTTACGACCTATACCGCCCGCGAGTTGGTTTATGTTTTCGGCGACACCTGGTACACCTGGTACACCTGGTACACCTGGTAGACCCAGGGCGTCACTGCTTGTACGCGGATCAGGTTGCGGCATACCCCCGACGCTACTTAGGCGTCTTGTTATATCAGATACACCACGGGGTTGTTGGAATATATTCTGGACACTGCGTCGAGGGGTGCGCTGGGGCGCTCCGATTCTATTGGTAAAATTACCCGCCGCATTTATAGCAGAACTGTTTGGCCCCATCTTACTATTGCCTCCAGCTATCAGGGTATTGCGTCCCGCTGGAAGATTCATTCCAAGCAAGTTTTGGCCTCTATTTCGATTCAACAGCCCCTGTCTCCACTGTTCTGCTGGGTTGTACACCATTATACGGCCTCCATTGCTAGGCCAAGTGCGCCATAGTCAACCCAGTATAGACCGTTTCGGCTCGTCAACGCGTCAGGACGTGTTGTCAGGAGATCCTGGGCCATTACACCCTTGTAGCGTTGCTCTCCACCCAGGTAATTGAATTCGTAAAGTTTGTGGCCGTTCTTCTCGCCAACATACCTAATGTTTTCTTTCATTCTTATGTCACTACCCAGAGCCGCTCCACCCAAGGATGTTGCTGCCCCTAGAATCTGGCCAAATCTATCTGGCTTACGCTGCCATTGCTGCTGGATTCCTCCAGGCATCATGGCCGAAACCAAGCCAAGTGACTCTGCGCCGCCCTCCTGCCCTCTTAGCCACTGCTCGTAATCCCAAGCCTGTTGCAATCTTTCGGCCTGTTCCTGATTGGCGCCCATGCCCCTCAACTGGTCGGCTGCACCGAATGCAGCACCCTGTCGCATACCACCAATGTCTGCCAACTGCTGGGCTGCACCAAGTTGCTGTTGCCTAAATTGACCTTGGGCGTCCATCCCCATCCCTGCGGCCTGAAGTTGGGTCGACTGATTGCGCGAAGCGGCGTCCAGCCCCATCTGGGCTTGTGACAGTTGGCGCTGTGCGTTGATTGCAGCCTGTTGATTCCCTGTTTGTAGGGCGGCTTGCATATTGCTTTGTGCTACCTCTATCTGGTTCCGTGATTTCTGCATTTTCGCTTCGGATTCCAGTCCCCTATTCTGCATTCCTGCCTGGTTGCGTAGTTGTTGGGTCTGCATAAGTTGAGTGCTTTTAAGTTCCGCATTCCGTACCGCACGCTGTGCATTAAGCTGCGCTTGGCTGTCATTCGTCTGTAGGGACGCATTAAGGTTCGCTTGAGCGGCCTGTAGCTCGTTTTGTGCATTCTGTGCGCTGGCCTGATAACCCAAGGTTTGGGTTTGCATACCAGCTTCAGCACTAAGTTCTTGCGTCTGTTGCGCTTCCGCTAGTTCTAAACGGGCTGCCTCCATCTGTCTTTCGGCATTAAGTTGGGCCTCTTGTGTCCCAGTTTGCATCGACGCAGCCTGGTTGGCCTGTGCGACAGCAAAATCATTCTGGGCCGTTTGGATGCGAGCTTGCTGTGTTAGCTGTTGGCTCTGTAGCCCAGCCTCAGAACCCAACTGCTGCCCCGTTAATGCTGCCTGTTGCGCCCGCGCAGCATTGGCTTCACGGCGGCTTGCCTCTAACTGCTGTCCTTGCATTGACGATTCTAGGCCAAGTTCAGCGCCGCGAATGTCGCCAGCCTGTGCCAGTTGCTGAGTCTGCATCGCTGATTGCACACCCAACTGCTGACCCTGCATTCCTACTTGCTGCGCTCTTGCTGCGTTTTCCTGCCTTCGTTGAGCTTCTAGTTGTTGCCCCTGCATAGAAGCCTGTAATCCCAGTTCGGCACCGCGAATATTCCCTTGCTGTGCCAGTTGCTGTGTTTGCATTGCAGACTGTGCGCCTAGTTGCTGTCCAGCCAATCCCGCTTGCTGTGCGCGCGCCGCATCAGATTCCCTTCTCTGGGCCTCTAACCCCTGACCAGCCAGTCCAGCTTGCACCCCTAATTGTTGGCCTTGCATCCCTGCTTGCTGGCGGCGTCCTGTGTCGGCCTCCATAAGTTGTGCGGCACGGTCATATCCCGCACCACGAATCTGGGCAATATTCCGCTCCTGATCTCCTATCAGCCCTGATTCTTCTACCGTTCCACGCGAACCAAAGGCGCCGACCTGTGCTTGGCGAGATTTTTCTCTATTAAGAGCCTCCTCGTAATCTTGTCGAGCTTGTGCGACCTGCGCCTCGACACCTGCTTGATTCATATAGTCTTGAATGGCTGGACCGCCCAAATAAGAGGCTCCACCAAATTCTGTAGGTGCTACCGCGTCTACAGACTGAGTAGCTTGCCCAGTGAGGGGGTCGATGTCGACAGCTTGTGGGCCAGCTATGGCCGTTGGGTCTACGCTGCCCATTTTTAATGCCTTTGCTCCTTCAAGATCACCAACTTCAACTGCACCTACGTCGTCGAGGGCGGCGACATCGACCTGCGGGGCAGAATAGTCCGTAAGCGCTCCGCTTACCTCTCCCGCAACGGGACCGAGGTTGACTGTCGCGCCCGTATTAGGGTCAATCACCTGTTCAGGCTTTAGCACGTCTGGTCCAGCAACATCACCAACACCAGTCTGGATGTGTCTAGTTGACGCCCCAGAAGCAAAACCGCCCAACCCCTTTAGTGGGCCTAATCCCTGTATGCCCGTGGCGTCTGGAGCCGTTATCTCGCTTGCTGACATATCCGACGTCTTTGTGATCGGTGTCTGGCCTATGCTAGTTGTCGGGGTAGAACCTACTGAAAAGGCTCTACCGTACGGACTGAAGCTCCCTACACTAGTTCCAATCCTCGGCGTCGTACCCACCTGCGTTGATCCGACAGTTGGGCCGACAATGTTGCTATAGCTGGGCTGCTGGGGTGCAAATTCTTCTAGCGAACGGCGGGTAGCCAACGCTCCCATTTCCATGTTGTCCATCCCCACCCCTCGTTCCAACGATTTGTCCCCAATACGCAATAAGCCTCCTTGCGGGGCGCGGGTGGGTGTGGAGGCTGCCGTAGTCCTTGCGGTGGAGGGTTCCGTAGCTTTTCCTGCTAATCCTCCCCCAAATTCTGCTGCCCTTCCAAAGGGATCGACCCCTGCTGGCTGTTGTTGCATACCCCGTCCATCTATAGAGCTTGGCGTATAGTCTCCCCGTGACGCCAACCCTGCTGGCTGTTGTTGCATACCAGCCATAAACTTTGGATCTTGGCCCAGGCGAGCTGATTCGATCTCAAAGTTGTTTCCAAACTCTGGTGATGGTGGTGCAGTATTCGCTGCTGCTGCTGCTGCTGCTGCTGCTGCCCTAGCTACTGCTTCTCTTTCTCTCCTGTTCTTATCTTTCCAGCCACCAAGTCCTCCAGCATCTACTCCTGCTGCTATCTCCGCAGGAGTTCGTTCAAATCCACTAGCTGCTGCTGCGGCAGCACCAGCAGGACTCAGGCCATCGCCTTGGGGTTCGGCTGGGGCATCAGGGTCATAAGGAGGGGCGTGAGGATCAGGGGCGTTAGGCTTGTTGTTAGTAGGGAGCGTTGGTGGTACAAAAGGTGGTGGTGGCGCTCCTCCTGGTGCTGTCTGCGCTCCTGCCGTGTACCCATAAGTTGATGCGGCGGCAGCAGTTTCTGGGCGGGAGTAGTCAGAGAAACCAAGATTTTGTTGGCCGTACTGACCTTTTCCTAATATCGAATCAGTTAGGTATTGCTGTCCCCGTTGTGACATATCCGACAGACCAGGCATAGCAGAAGCACCCCCGTACTGTGAAGTAAAGGGATCTGTCTCTGCAAATTGCTGGCTCTGGTTCCAAAGGTGCAACTCGCGAGCTTCGGACGCAGGGTCTTTCTTTTGTGCGCCCGTTATCTCTAGTTCCTTCATCGGGTTACTGTTGTCGCCTCCGCCTCCACACATCTTAGCCTCCTATGTCTTTTTTTAGTACCACGCCAACGTGCTTATAACCATAAGGTTTTAGCACCCGTTCGTACACCTTTCTTCCCGTGCATTCAATGCCATCGCAGCCATACTTTTCCGCCAAAAGCTCTGCCGCTTCCATCACTGCGTCAAGTTTTGCGACCCCTTCCCCCACTTCTCCACCGATCAGCCAAAGAAGAAGATTCCGTTTTTTCGGGTATACGGCCACTCGAAATACTGCTGCCCCATTCTTAACGGGATAGAAAATCGCCTGATCTTCCTTTATTAGGTTCAGCAAGTCGTCTACATCATATTCATCGCCGCTTTTCTCCAGCGCGGTGACCATGTAGTCCCTATTTTTCTCCCACGCTTCTGTAAATCCATTTAATTTTGTCAAATTCATATGGCTGTTGTCCCCAAAACGCCAGCATCTGAAACTGTTACGCTGTATCTCGTCCCATTTGCGCTTACTAGGATTAATCGCTCTTTATTCGCCAAGTCTACGTCTTCAAAATGCTTAAAATTGCTCCTATCGGCCCTTTCTAGAGCGACATTCGCAAATATCATTGATTCCCGACTGTATTCATCTCGCGGTTCTGCCAAGCGCAACCGCCGCCCACCTGTCGGACCACTAACACTCATCGTCGTCCCCCAGGCTGTAATTCAAGACGTGGAACACCCACGTTCCATGCGTCAGAAGACGCGCTAGTACACTTCATCCTACACGTCCTACCCGTAAATCTCACGGAAGTCGGTGCAGCCATTGTATATGGGCCATGCGTTGTGTCAGAGTCAGTCGGGTACATTCTAGTATAGAAAGTCGTCGTAATATCGCCCAGAGCCGTAACATCTGGGATCAGTGACGTAGCTGATAAAATTCTATCCCCATCGCCAAGCTGAATTGGCCCAGATTCTACATATGGAACCTTTGCCGCTTGGCCCACGTCGGCGTAGGTATTCCCAACTTCATGTTCGTAGGGGTTACCTGATGAATCAAAGAGGATCGGATGTAAAAAGATTCCACGGCTCATTACCGCTGTCCTAGCCATCGTCCCTACAGACCAGTGTTTTTCAAGATAGTTGTAGCTGATATAAGCGTCTACTTCTATTGTATCGCCTGGATAGAACCAAACGATTTCATTGAAAAGCGTGTTGTGCCAAGCCACGACCTTTGACGCCTGGGCTTGATTGATATTGGTAACCAAAAAACTTTCAACATCACATGGAATTGATCGCACATACCCATCATACATAAAGAAACCTTGTGCGGATCGACCCATCCAGTATGCCGTTGGCCCCGCTACTGCCACTGCGTTGACACTTACTGGGCCACACGCTTGCCCTACGCGGTCGAAGGAGTAGACATAGGGTAACCCAACATATGTTGCTGTGTGGGCGTCAATCGTCGTAAAGACTAATAACTGATCTCGCACCTTTACCGCGCCGAGCAAGTCGCCTTCGGTGTCAAGAATATGGTCCCCTGCCTGATTGGTGGCCGAGGCTGTCCAATCTGTATTGTCCTCAGAGTCGGACCAAAAGACCTTCCGCCTGTCGCGAGTAGCCTCTGCTCCACCAGAGCTAGTTCCTCCGAACACCATCTGAATGCGTTCACTGGTAACAGCAGTCGCGATAGCGTATTGAGGTGAATTGGTTATTCTGACAGCTTTTGTGCCTTCGGGGCTTCCCCCACTAGCGTCCCACTGATACACATCTCCATCATCTGGGGTGCATCCCACTAGGTCTTCCCCCCATAGGTCCATGCTCCAGATTGTTGCTGGTTCAGGTATGCCCAGGTCGGGACGTGAATTTCCATATGTAGACTTTCCATATATAGAATTTCCGTACCCAATATTTGGATCGGCATCTGTACGCCCTGCTGTAAAACCAGTAGGGGTGATGTCCGACAGGGTCGCATTGAATGAGTACATATAGAGCTTTGCAGCAGTGCCAACCGCCATCCACCGCCTGAACTGGTTGTCCATCCAAGGAAGTGCCGTCCTCGGAACTCCCGTGACGGCAGTTGTTGAGTCGCCCCACGTCCTCCATCCACCCATAGGGCCAAGCGCACCTACGCTCCATCGCATAAGATCGGCGTCATACCACCGTTCCTGTGCTTGGTACAAAGTACCATTCTTCCACACACCTGGCTGGAATCTTAGCGGGACGTATTGCGCTGAAGCCATTAGCTTGTTGCGCTAACGATTGCTGGCTTTAGCATCAAGTGCGGGTTGTCATCGCCCAGGTGGCCCCCGATAATTTCGCGGCCATTTATTCCAACCATTTGCTCTGCAAGCCCGATCCTTTCCTCTATCTCCTTTCTAGCCTGATAAAGATTCCGAAGGTTTACGGTTTGCTCCAAATTCAGTGGCAGTCGGTCATCTAAAATAACTGCACCGTTGCTACTGCCCGACGTGACCCCACTTCCGAGGTCAGCACCCTCAATCACGGGTCCGCGACTTGAGGTGTGCAATTTCGACTTCGGTTCTGCTAATTCTTTCCCCATGCGTATCTACCTTTTCGTCAAGTCGCGATACGATTCGCTCCATCTGGGCCAACGTCTCGCGAGTTCCATTTAGTCCAGCTTTAACTCCGCCATAGGCGGCCCCTGCTGCGGCTGGTATAGCGAGCAGAGATACTAAATTCATCATCTCAGCTTCCATTTTCAACCAGTTCGCTTCAGTGGTTCAAGAATTGGACGGCCATCTTCATCTGTCCAATCAGTGCCAGCATCTTTCATGTGTTCGTCCTGTCTTTCTGCAACTACCATCCAGCTAATTGTATCACTGCTAGTTGTGTCCTTGCAGTTGATGATCAGAGTTGAACCTGACACTGATCCTTTCAGTGCTGACCAGCCAGATTCGTTCTGCAGAAACACCTGTGGATCACGGCATAACAACTCCCAAGTTCCGTCCGTCATTCCGACCTCTGCATCTAGGTCTATACTGGCACTTCCACCAGAAAGAGCTACAGAACCTCTATAAATCAGATCTGCCCTTGGACCCTCAACAAATGAGTGGACTAGATCGTGCGTATTTTTCTTGTCGGGTAGTGGGTGGGGAATCCTGAAAGATCCAGATCCCTTGGACAAGGCACCCGTGACGATAACCTGATTCCCATAAGGTTGAAGGTAGAGTTCCTTTGTACCACTTCCATCACTAAAACCACCCTGCAGATATGTGCCAGAACCACTAGTAGTTCCGATTGCCAGCCCAGCACTACTGCCATAGGTACTCTTTACGAATAGACCAGCGTTGGTCACATTGTCAGCAAGCTCTGTTGCCCCACCACTTCCTGTACCCGTGAACCATGGTGCTGTAGCTCCGTCTGAGGAAACGCTGTCGAGAGCTATGTTTCCCACGTTGGTGATAGCAAGATCGTTGAAACTCGTACCAGTGGCAGTCACCGATTGTGATGTAGTGCCACCAGCTACCAAGTCAATAGTATCTCCTGCTGATTCGTAGATATAGGTGTTTCCACCATTATCTAGGTATATTTTAGCCGTAGCAGGGATAAATATGCCTGAGTCGAAAACACCGAAGCGAGATGCCCCACCAGTAAAGATTTGAACATTATCGGCTGATGCTTCTGTTATATAAGTATTTCCTGAAGCAGATCCGTCTAGCCGTAATTTGTCGGTTGCACCCAAGACAATATCAGCACCAACTGCCACATTCCCTGTCAGCGTAGATGTCCCACTGACATCTAGGTTGGCGTTCATATCCACCAACGTAGTGTTCATTTCGATCTCTGGGCCGTACAAATTCAGAACCGTAGTGACTGCCCCATTCACTATAATATCGAAAAGCATCTGGCCATCTTCTGTGCCGTCTGTTACGTCTATGGATTTGGTGGTAACCTGTGAATAGGTAACGAGTTGATCTGCATCATTGCGTCCTTGGCTGTAAATTCTACCGATAGCATCGCCATCTGCTGGGGAGGCAGTGTCTCTGTCCAATAATATCAGTGGCCCAGCACTAGCATCCGCATCGGTGCATTTCAACTGTAGGGCAGCAGAGTTGTCAGCAACTGTAACTGAAACATTACTACTGAATGTGCCAGATCCAGCGGCCAGAGCGGAACTACCAACATCAATAGCTCCAAATCCAGAAGTAATTGATCCAGCGTTTAACGCTCCGACAGAAGTTATCTGTGTTTGTGAGGCATCTACGTTCAATGTGACTGTACCAGAGGTTCCACCACCTGATAATCCAGTACCAGCAGTAACTCCAGTAATATCACCGACAGTAGGTGCTGACCATACGGGTAGGCCACTTGAAAGAGTCAACACTTCAGTGTCTGAACCCTTGGCTAGTCGAGTTGGAACACCTGAAGCTGCATAATATAGGATGTCGCCTGACGTACCATCTTCCAGCTTGGCGAGTGTTATTGCGTTGTCTGCAACTGTAATCGCACCGCCAGCAGTCATGGTAACATCGCCTGATAATGCAAATTCCTGTGCATCTCCAGAAGAGTCGCCAATCCAGATTTTCGTGTTGGCGAGTGGTGATGTGGTCACATCTATGTAGTCGCCAGTTATAGCGGTGCCATTCCAGACTCCTGTAGCAATAGTTCCCAAAGTCGTAATGGAGGTCTGCCCGACATAGCTACTAGCTATCGTGACAGCATCCGCAGAGACTGTAATCTTGTCTGCTGTCCCGATCACATTCAGCGTAGGAATCGGGCCACTCAAGGACGTTCCTGTCATTCCAGCACCTGCGACTATAGCAGTCATATCACCAACAGTAGGTGCTGCCCAAGTAGGAACTCCCGAAGCAAGTGTTAAGACTTCTGTGTCCGATCCTTTAGCTAGTTTGGCTATAGTTGTTGCACCACTAGCATAAAGAATGTCTCCTGCTGCATAGCTAGTTAGGCCAGTTCCACCTTTGTTGACAGCTATTGTAGTAGCCGACCATGTTCCTGTACCTACAGTTCCAACAGTTACCAAGCTAGAGTCTCCCGTATAGGCCGTTGCATCACTAAGGTTAAAAGCTGGAGTTGCATCAGATGCTCCTAGTGCGACCGACACTCCACCGTAGCTCACTGATGAGTTCGCCAGGTTAGCATTAGCAATGGCCGTTCCGTTCCAAACGCCTGTCGCCACTGTTCCTAGCGTCGTAATAGACGTTTGCCCTACATAGGTACTGGCTATGGTGACCGCATCTGCCGAAACCGTGACCTTGTCTGCTGTCCCAATCACATTCAGTGTGACTGCTCCAGAAGTACCGCCACCTGTCATTCCAGCGCCAGCGACTACACTTGTAATGTCACCAACTTCAGGCGTAGTCCAAGCCATCGTACCGCTACCATCAGAAGCAGATAGCACTTGGTTAGCAGATGGCACTGCTGCTGGCATTGTAAGTGTATACGAGGTTGATACAGCCGTGGGAGCCTTGACTCCGACAAAGTCCGTACCAGTCCCAGTCTCTTCTAACTTAATACTGTTAAAGGAAATGTCTGACATCTTGACGTCGGTTCCAGTCGTACTGAAAATAAGATCAATCACGTCAACAACATTGGCGTTTAGTGTAGTACCCCAAGTATCCGTAGACCCACCAACGGTGGGCTTGGTCATACCTAAGTTAGTCGTCGGATTAGCCATAGTTTACCCCAGCACCCTCGCTCTCATGCGAAGCGAAGATCCACCATGTAGCTCACGTTGTCCTTGGAGCCGAAGGCCGCCAAGCGCTTTTTCAAGCCGCGCAGACCACAGGGGAAATCGCTCATCGTTCTTTAAGTACGGTTCCGCCTCCACCAACGCCCCGAATAAATAGATGTCGGGATGCGAGTCAAGTAACCAGTTTGTGGTAGCCGAATCGGTTAGTGCTGGGATTCGGGTATAGTAAACAATCGAAGAATTATACGCCTGGTCGGGCGATTTCAGGACTTCTAGCTGATTGCTGGACCCGCCAACCACCGTGAAATAATACGGCTTGCCAGTACCACCCAAGTCGCGCCTCTTCTCCGAAATCTCTTCGGGCGTCAAATACTCAAGCGTAATGGTAGGTGTAATGTCTACCACTATCCTGATAATTTCTAGCGTATCACTCGGCAACGTGTTGTACTGTGATGACAAGGAAAAGGAGTCGTTTTTGACAATCATGTCTGGCGAGCGAACGCCACGGTTGAAGTTCGCTTCAGCTAGTTCAATGAACTCTGGAATACGGGCCGATAGGTCGGTCCTGTCTAGCCAGTTTGCCGTAGCAGTCTGCAATGTCGCATAGGTGGTAATTGCCACTACACCCTCCCTGGTCTAGTTCTAAAAACCCTGTTGTCAGGATCATTCAGGAACTTCCTGACAACTCGTTGATCTTTGAAGTTATTTGAAATCTTAGCTAGTCCGTGATATAAACTCATCGGTATATGGGCGACCCTGTGAATGTCCCCCTTCCAGGCCGTGCGTTCGTCGATCTGGTTAAAGTGAGCCTTATTAGCCTCAATAATCGCCGAAACGTCCTGCTCAGTCTCAAGGCTCATCGCACCAGTAGCATCGTCGTAATGAAACCACTGCGTGGTCTTGGTTACAGGATCATAATCTAGTAAGCGTCGGTTAGCCATAATCGGTCTAATAGGGGGCAGGGGCCGTAGCCCCCACCCCACCATCAGCTTCTTAAGCTGCTGCCGTTATGCCAGCAACAATACCGTGGGCCTTCTCGTTGTTCACCTGAAGTCCCCATTCGTGTAATGCCATACGCTTATCAGCATCACCAGTTCTTGCAAGCGCTTCAATGCTGTACGGACGCACTGTCGCGATTTTCACCTCATCGGTGTCAATCAAGAGCGCCCAGTCATTCATCAATGAACCCGCACCAGCATCAACCACCGTAGTGAAGAAGCGGTTCGGGACAACGGACAGATTACCGAAGTCGCTGACATAAATGTCTGCTGCGCCAATGATTACGGACGGCTCTGCACCATCCACATTGTAACGGCTGGAAGCGATTCCTGAGAATCCACTCACAACAGTCTTGTTGTAGCCTCCAACCATCAACATCGACGGCTCTCCACCACTCTCGTAGCATTCTTGCATCGTGGTTTTAAGCATTGCTTCGGTAAATGCTGTAGGCGTTCCAAAGGCCTTCCATACCTGTGCAGCACCTGTCGGGGTTGATCCCGAATAACTGGGTGCAGTTACGTTGGTGGAAGTTTCGTTAGTCTTCAGCCAGCAAGGGAAACCAGCCGTAACGCGGGCTGTCGCAGTCGCACCAGCAACCGCGCCCACACCATTCAAGAGGCAAGCTGTCTCTACGTCACGCTTGAGTTCTTTAGCTGCCTTCGCTGCCTGGTAACCAACCTCAGACGCACGGCCAGCCTTATCTACACGCTGCTCAGTACCAGAGATAATAAAATCTCTCATGTTGATCTGAGCATAATTCCCAAGCCTTACAGTAGGCGTGACCGCCGTAAAGCTGCTCAAGTCCTGTCCTTCAACCACTGGCGTAGCAGAAGCTGCTGCCAGCGAATCTGTCTGCCATTCAAAGTAAGTATTCGACGCGTCCCTCGTCCCAACATTGCTCTGAAACGGAGTCTGAGTCGGAGAAATGTCTGCGATTAAGTCGGACAAATCTTCTCTTATTCCTTTAGCATCATAAGTGGTAAAGGTATTGGATACAACTGCCATAATCTTCTTGCCTTTTAGTTAGTCCGCGAGCAAATTCCCCATAAGCGAAGCAGCGTCTTCAATCTTTCCAGATTGCTTCAACCTGCCCCGTTGGGTTTTCTCCTTGCGGGAGCGTGTGCGACGGGCCGTAAGTTTATTACCGCCTCTCGCACTGCCGATTTTACTTTTGGCCTGAGTGATCCTCTCGCCGTTTGTGAGTTCCCTGTAGCGCATTGCGTCGCGTAACACGATTAATGCCCTGTGGTCGTAGATCGTATCAAGTTCGTTATCCGTGAACCCTACCGTCCTACCAAACTCTACCAGCTTTCGCTGATCTTCGGCCTGAATTTCACTGTCAGCCCATTCAGGAATTTTTTCCAACACCAGATTCTGCTGGGCGCTTAAATGCTCCTGGAGCCTCTGACCTTGTTCTTGCTCCGAAATTTGTTGCATTCTTTGACGCTCTGCGGTTACAGCTTGAATTTCACCCGCACGCTGACGCTCAAGTTCTTTGAGTTTCAGCCACTGTACGGGATTCTCCCTTTCAAGAGCATCCCAGTCCAGATTGCTTGGCTTATTCGCAGCCTCCATCTGTTGCTGGAGTTGGCCTAATACCTCTTGGTACTGCTGGTATGTCGACCTGAGAGCCGCTCCGTCTTTTTCGAAACCTTGGCGCTCTTGCGCCAGAGCCTGGCTCTTTTTCGTGAACGTAGAATGTCTGTGATAACCAGAGATGAGTTCGTCGAGAGGAACGTCTTCAGACTTTCCGTCTACCATGACGGAAAATGTCCGAACACCGTCGCCTTCGTCGAGTTGTTCTTCGTCTAGCTCTCCATCGTCCTCTTCGTCCACTGCTGAATTATCGGCCAACTCAGCATCTAATTCCTGCCCTTCATCCAAAGAATCCGTCGTGGGTTGCTCTCCTTCAGGAGAATCCTCTTCGGTTTGCTCTTCGGGTCCGACGAGCATTTGGGCGAAAGCATCTTGGATTTCGCCCGAAGACCGTGAACCAGTTTCTTTAGTTGTACTGGCTACGCTCATGTATTCCGTCCTTGTTTAGTCGAATTGCGTTTTGATGTCTCTACAGTCCAGTCGTCTACTAATGTTCGCAAGCCGCGTAACACTTCGTCAAGGGCGCGGCCCTGATGGTACAGACTCTCACGGAGATTTTCTTGCTCAAATTCTGTCAAATTCCATTCTGTCATTATCTGCGTACGCGCCGTATCTATCATCTCTATGAACACTGGGTCACTTAGGATTTCTTTACCCCTGCGTCCTTTTTGCTCTTTCGTGCTGTCCACTATAAACCTTCCTTCAGGCTGGCTTTGACTACTTCTAAGTCTATATCGTTTTGGAATTTCTCTTCTGCCTGGAACTCCCGTATAGCCAGGTCGCCAGCGATCCTCGCGCTTTCACGTTCATCTAGCTGCGTCTGTTTCACCGAATCAAGCTCCAGCTTTTGCTGGTCGATTGAGGTACGCGCCTGAATGTCTGCCATCTGTGCCTGTGCCAGAAGCTCTTCTGGAGTTGGCTTCGGAGGCGCGGGTGGAGGCGGTTGGTAGTCCAGTGGTATTTGCTTGAAAAACTGACTTGAGTCGGGATAACCGCTAATCTCAAGCATTTTGGCAAGCGTATGCCGTATTTGTCCAAGGCCAACCAGTGGGTTGTTTGGCCCCATCTTCTCCATTGCTTCCTGCTGTCGCACCGCAATTTGGTTCAAAACAGCTAGTCGTTCGTCGGTCTGCCCAGAACCCAACCCTACATTGACGGTACAATCCATATTAGAGTCCCAAACCCGTGGATCAACTGGCACCCACTCGTCACGCAATCGTACTACGCGCTCACGGTCTTGGTGTAGGATCACAAGTCTCAGCATCCCCTTGAACATTCGCTGGAATCCGTCGGCAAATAGGCGCGCCATCATTTCAAGGTGCTGTTCAGCGCCACGAATTGTAGCAGTCACAGCCGCCCTGGTCGTGGACTGAAGAACGTCGGGGTCAAGCCCCTGGGATGCAGCGGTTTGGCCCGTTCGTGATTCCTTCATTGCGTCTAAATACTGAATCATAGGGAACGCCTCTTTCCCCAAGAACGGTACATCCAACTGTTGGACCATCCCTGGCTGACGCATTCTTATAATAGACCCAACCTCTGGATTCAATACATCATCCATGTCTACCATGCCTTCGACCACACCAGTGCGTGGGTACAGCGAAAACGACAGCGAATCCAACATTCCTCTTAATACCGCGCTTTTCACTCGTTGAATGTCTTTTGTTAAATCCGCAATATCGCTACCAAAGAACACATGAGGCTCTGGATCACAACTAAACATTGCAAACGGAATGGAGTCTGCGGGTTCGTTGTTCACGACCTCGTAATTACTACCAACCGTACATACACGACGAAGTTCGGCTATTCCGTCTCCATCGTAGTCGATATAGCACCACGCTTCCGTATATAGAACACGCTTACGCTCGTATGTGGACGATGGACCAGGTACGTCGCTATCCGCGTAACGCGCCCAATATTCGTCACTATCCGTAAAGGCCACTTCATCTGACAAGTGGTCGTCAAGCATTTCCCTGTCATAGCCAAGGGCCACCAAGTCGGATACTGTCGCCATCGTTCTGTGTCCAACGACCTGTGCGTCGTTCAAGGACGTGGCCGCAGCGTCTACAAAGAATTCTTCAGGGGGCATTGTCTCTACCCGCACCTGATTTCTTTTTCGCTTCCGCTTGATCTCCACGTCGTAAACCTGTGGGACAGGCGCCCCTTGCTCCTCCATCATCGCCGCTTGTTCTTCGGAGATACCAGGGGCGGGGGAACCTTCTACCGATACTGCTTCTACGCCTTCTTCTTCAAGTATTAGCCCTAGCGCGCCTTCGTCCAGCCCTTCAAAGCTGTGGGTGTGTACCTCTACACTGTCGTCCCACCACCATTTGACGAATCCGCCCTTGTTCATCAGCGCGTCCTTGAACACACTGTAAAAAATTCCTATCGCATCGTTGTCCTGCCTCAAGATATAATTCAGATAATCGGTTGCCTGTTCTGACATGGCGACATCGGATTCATTTCTGGGGACGAATTCAACAACTTTCTCGGACCCAAAAAATACCCGCATCATCGACGGGAGTATGGCTTGCACGCTATCCCGTACGTCGCGGCTAACGACTTGGCTTCTGCCGTCTACCTCGTTACCAAACGGATCGCCACGATAGTATTTCGTAGATTCTGCCCGTATCGGGGAGATGTCGTCGTCTATGTATTGAATGGCGTCAGAGATATACGCACCGACTACAGATTGCAGTTCGGTCTCGTCCATCCCTATGCCAGATTCAGTTTCTGCCTCGTCTATATATGCCAATATATAATGCCCTCCATTTCAAGTCGCATATGTAGATAGCGATTCAGGGGCGCCTTCGATTCTGGGCGTAGAAACGAGCGTTAGTCTTTGGACATTTAAGCAAACCCATTAGGACACCACACCCTTATCTGGTTTGCCCCCTAAACCACTCCCACAAGATTGCGTCTAATCTTACCCATATGCCTACCTGTTCGTCCACCCATAGCAGTTCCAGCATCGGACGCAAACGTCAAAACAAATGCGTCGGCAGAGTCGGGGGAGGACACACCCCTGCGCTTCAAATCTGCCTTTGATTCAATCTTCACCCTACCACTAGATGTAAAGGTATATCGGACTGTCGTCAATTCTGACTTCAATAAATCATCCCGTGGCAATCTTACATTTCGCCCCTCTAACCACGTCTTGGCCTTGTACCACAACTCGGCCCTCAGGTTCAAATAATGCTGGCCCATCGCTGGACTTTCACTGACGTTAATGGCATAGGCTGGCAACTGAAGCTCTCGTAGTCGATCAGCTACGCCAGCGCCAAGCCCGATAGCATCGACAAAGATTTCTGTCGGCTTTTCAAGGCATGAGTCGTATTCAGCCTTGATTGCTCCTGTGAGTTGCATTGTGTCCAAATTTCGCCAGAGCCTGATCGGTTCCGTGATGGCATTCCCTTTTCGCTTACATAGTGCAGAGGCGTCTGCGCCGAATCGTGCCACGTCGACACCCCACACCGTATTGCCAAACTGTGTGGGTTCTATATCGCGGCTAATCGCTTCCGCAACCAATTCTTGAGGAATGACAGTATCATCGTCTCCCCTGGGGAATTCCCCTAGAACTCTGACGCGATAAGTGTTGGACTCTTCCCCGTAGCGTAACCTACATTCCTCGACATACTCTTTGGACACTCGCTCGCTCGTTTCACACGAAATGTGAAATGTTTTCCACCGATTGGACAACTTGTTAAATGTGTCGTAAAAGTAGCCCGTAGAGCGAATAGGGTTGCCCGCCAGCACCATAGTGGCATGATGCGCCGACATTGAGCCTCCAGCGGACTCATATACCTGTTCAGGGACACCACTAGCCTCGTCGCATATCAATAAAACGTGATCTGCGTGGACACCCTGTAGCGCGTCGGGCTGTTCAGCCCTGCTGGTCTTAGCTGATATGAAGTTCCGCTCTGGGTCCGCGATCAGTTCAATGCGGTCGGATTTGACATTAAAAAGATCACGAAACCCAGGCGGAGACTGTTTTAGCCATGATTTTGTTTCAGGAAGCAGTGCGTCGTGCAACTGTGCGGATGTCGGGGCGGTTACCACAACCTTCGCGTGATAGTGCGTGGCGATCCACCAAAGTGCGAGCCAGGAGAGGCAACTTGTCTTTCCCACGCCGTGACCCGACCTAATACTTACACCGCGATTCTGCGCGGCAACGGCTGCCATGACTTCTTTCTGCCAGGGATCTGGTTTCGCACCCAACATTCCTTCCACGAAGAGGGTCGGGTCTTCCCGCATCTCCTCCTGGCCTGGAAGTATACTCAACGTCCCATAGTCTTTTTTCTTGCCTTGGCCGCTCGCAATGCGTTTAGATGCTTCTCGGCCATTTCGTTTGATTTGTGAGTTTTGATGGTGATCCAGCCGATAGGTTTTTTTACCTGTACGCTCAAGTTAGTCTTACGGTATGGCATTTAGTCCGACATCTCCAGTCGTAATGTTTTCCCATATCCCCAAACTACACAGCAGAAACCATGACCGTCAAACTAGACATAGTAGTTAATTATTATTGAGTATACTGTTTACTATTGTTCTGGATCTGTTCTAAGTCAGTGGCATATTGTAGGATATATGGCGCCACTAAGGCACTTATCTGCCACTTTAACTGTCCTTAGTCTCGGAGGCAGTGGGGCCGATACCAAGTGACTTACGTTGCTTCGGAGTAAGCTCAACGCCTTGGACGCCTAGCCACTGGCACACAGACTCAGTATCCAGCTTGGCGGGGGAAAAATTCGATATAGCATCGTACGCCCTAGTCAGCAATCTGCGCTCTGGACTGCCGTGAGTGTAAAATTTAAGGCGCCCCTTAATGTTATCGGCTAGACTGGTCAATTCAGTGTCGGTCATACATTGCTCCTGTAAAAGTGATGATTGATAATTTTAAGATTGGGGGAAAAAGGCAAGGCGATGTGCGTTGACGTGTACAGGTACGGGGGGTTGGCAACTGCGTCGGGGGGCCTCCCCGTGGGTCGTTTTTTGGCACGTTTTCGGCGTCGGTTTCGACGTGATTTCGGCCACGGTTTCGGGTCCGAAAATGGGCGCGACTTCGGGTCGATTCTTGGTCGGATTCTGAGCGCGATTCTGGACCGATTCTCTAGTCGATTCTCTAGTCGATTCTCTTGGGATATCCCGATCAAGGTTCGACCAGTTTGGCCCACTAAGAACCGACCAAGCTGGGATAGGTTTAGAACTAGCGGTTCTAGTTCGAACCTAAACCGTTTACGCGTGCGCGTTGGGTTCGGTCAACGCCCCGAACGCCGCCACAACGCCGTCACGGCGTCCCACTACTCCACTTGACCCACCGACACCCCCTACCCTATTTCGTCGCCCACAGCGCCTCCTTGGCACCTTATAATTGATTCCTGATCGTAACCCTATACTGCACTAGTCGGGTCCCTATTCGACCAACCGCCTATCTTACTAGTTCGCGGAATAGGCGAACGAATAACCGTAAGGATTACGCTCTCACCTGATAGCAGCAGCTCCGAGTCTTACGGTTTAAACGTGGGCCGTCGGCGTGCTGTCAGTATTCCACCTGATAATCAGCATTATCTAGTCGGAATAGGCGAACAGTATAAACGACGAAGGGCCGCCGCTCTCCGAAGAGAATCGGCGACCCATTGCGGACCGCTGGTAGGACTTCGACCGACTAGGTGTCTAGTCGGATCACTTCGCCGAACGGCGCTCTCGTACGGTATCCAGTCGCGACCCATAAAACTGGGTAGTCGGGCGCGTGTTCTGGGAAGCCGCCGCCGCACGGTTCTAAGTCGGTAAGATAGATCAACGCCGCGGGTCGGTCGGTCGCGTTGGCTTCGACCCATTCGAACGCTGGTCGAAAGTCGGTCCAACCGCCGCCCTTCGGTGCCAGTGTGATCTCTTCGCCGCGACTGAATCGGTCGACCGCTTGCACCGCGTAATCCGCATAGATAACCGTGATGGATTCCGCGTCGGTCTCTTCGAAGATTTCGCCGACTTCTTTCGCGTATTGTGATAGTGTCACGTCGTCGACCGACCCCGACGTATCAACGACCGTGACTAGGTGTCCCATTCCTTTCGCGCCTAGCTCTGGGATGTGGAAATCATCTTCACTAAATCGACGGTCGCACGTTGCCCAGTCGTAATCGACCGCGGCGACTTGATCGGCGAAGCGCCGTAGTTCATTTCTCCAATCCGCCTTCGATTCAGTAGCGTGTTTTGCAAGCCGCGTCGACGCCGCGTCTAGGCCGTCGAATTTATCCGCGACCATACGCGCCTGAGTGACCGCCTTCTTGATTTCATTTTCTAGGTCTTCGCGGTCTAGATCCGAAGGCGCGTCGCGTACTTCGCCGACTTCGCCAAACTTAGCTGGGCGCTTCGGCTGGTCGGAATCTTCGTCGGCACCTTCTGGTAATTCATTGTCAGCAGATTGACCGTCGGAATCTTCGTCGGAATCTTCGTCGCCTTGCTCGCCGTCGTCGTCGGAATCTTGGTCGCCGTCGTCGCCGCTTGGACCGTCGCCGTCGTCGGAATCTTGGTCGCCGTCGTCGGAATCTTGGTCGCCGTCGTCGTCGTCCGAACCAGC